AGGGATCCTGATTCAAGAATAAACAAAGCACTTAGACGCTGGAACTGCTGATGAAAACTTACTCACAATTTACTCAAGATCTGCAAGAATTTAAAAAAGCAGTTGAATTTATGAAAAAATTTAAACCAATTCAAAAAGGTTTAACTGGATTAGGTCGTGCTGAATATTTACAGCAAACAGTAAAAGGTAAAAAACCGATTGATAAAATTTCTGCTGCAGCAGGAGTTGCTAGACCCCTTGCAATATTTCCTGCTGTTGCACCAACTTTATTTGATCAAGGTAAAAAGGATTCTTTCGTTGATAAAGCGTCAAATTTTATAGCAGATAAAACTAAGAATATTACAAAAGGACGTTTATCAACCACTCCAGAAACTGATATAGGAAAAAGGGCGAGTGATTTTGTAGGTAATAAACTCAATAAGTTATTAAATAGGCGAAATCAAAATTTAGGTGCAAGTGATTTAAAGAAAACACCAGGTATGAGTTAAGTAGCTATATACTATAACTGATCCCTATATTCATGTCTAATTTGATAATATCAAAGAAGAATGAAGTGTATCTTCATGTTGATGCAGAACCGCATGTTTATTATGAACTTGCGGATCAGTTTACGTTTGAACTTCCAGACGCAAAATTTATGCCTCAATACAAAAGTAGGTATTGGGACGGAAAGATAAGGTTATTTAATACACAGACTGGACAGATATATGTTGGACTCTTAGATAGAGTGGTTCAGTTTTGTAAGGATCACGAATATACATATGAATTTAAAGAAAGCGAGTTCTATGGACTTCCTTTTGAGGTAAATGATTTCATATCAAGGGAAGGTGTAAAAGATTATATGTTTTCTATTTGTAAGCACTCCCCCAGAGAGTATCAGATAGAGGGAGTATACGACGCTTTAAGACATAATCGAAAACTACTGATATCTCCAACTGCCTCTGGAAAGTCGTTAATGATATATTCGATTGTGAGATATTACGTTGAGAAGAAGCAAAGTATTCTGATAGTCGTTCCGACGACTTCCCTAGTAGAGCAGATGTATAAAGACTTTGCAGATTATGGATGGGACGTTGGTTCATACTGCCACAAGATATATGCAGGAAAAGAAAGAGAGACAGACTCTCAAGTCATAATTACTACTTGGCAATCAATCTACAAACTCCCCAGAAAGTATTTTGATAGGTTCTCTGTTGTGATTGGGGATGAGGCTCACCAGTTTAAATCAAAGTCATTAGTATCTATAATGGGAAAACTTGGGGATGCTAAGTATCGGTTTGGATTCACAGGCACACTTAGTGGATCACAAACACACAAGTGGGTATTAGAAGGATTGTTCGGACCTTCTTATAAAATAATTAAGACTGATGAACTCATGAAAAAGGGTCATGTAGCATCCTTAGATATTAATGTATTACTACTTAAACACCCACCAAATAGATTTGAGACCTTTGAAGATGAAGTTCAATATATTATTACACATAGTAAAAGAAATAATTTTATAAAAAACTTAGCACTTGATTTGAAAGGAAATACTCTCATACTCTTTGCTAGAGTAGAAGGGCATGGAGAACCTTTATATAATTTGATAAATACTAATAGTATTATTAATCGTCATGTGTTTTTTGTTCATGGTGGGGTTGCCACAGAAGATAGAGAAAAGATACGAGAAATCACTGAAAGTGAGAATAATGCGATTATCGTTGCATCCTACGGGACGTTTTCCACTGGCATTAACATTAAAAACTTGCATAATGTAATTTTTGCTTCACCTTCAAAATCTAGAATAAGAAATCTTCAATCAATTGGAAGAGTTTTGAGAAAGGGAAGTAACAAGGATAAAGCAACCTTATATGATATAGCTGATGATATCAGTTATAAATCAAGAAGAAATTATACATTGAATCATCTCATAGAGAGAATTAAGATTTATAATGAAGAAAATTTCAAATATGATATAGTTAACATACCTCTTAAAAAATGATGATAGATTTTCACGCAACAATAAAATTAATTACTGGCGAAGAAATCTTTGCTTTAGTTTCTGTTGATAATTCTGAAGATGAACCTGTAATCATCATGCAAAATCCAGTAGTGATGAAAGTATTGTCTACTGGTAAAGGTCAGATGATGAAAATCAGACCTTGGTTAGAGGTACCTGGTGATGATGTTTATATCATGAAATATGATAAAATTATTACTATGAGCGAAGTAAAAGATAAAATGATTACTTCAATGTATCAAACTTACTGTGAGGAGGGTGACTTTGACTTTGGAACTTTTGTAGATGATAGTATAAAAACAGATAAAAGAAACCAAGAAGTAACTAAAAAGATGGGGTATATTTCAACTGTAGAGGATGCTCGTAAAAAACTAGAAGATCTCTTTAAAGATACTTAAGCTACTCCTATCCCTCCAAACCTTACAAAGGTTATTCTACATGATTTGCACACACTTGTCAAGTATGTTATAATATAGTCATAGAAAGAGATCAAATGTAATGGTAAGAAAGAAGTCAGAACACTACGTTAATAACCGAGAACTCTTGGAAGCACTTATTGTTTATAGAGCAAAGGTTGCTAATGCAAAAGAGAATGACTTACCTAAACCACGTATTACGAACTACCTTGGTGAATGTTTCTTGAAGATAGCAACACACCTATCTTATAAACCAAACTTTGTTAATTATATGTTCCGTGAGGATATGATATCCGATGGAATTGAAAACTGTGTCCAATACATCCATAACTTTGATCCTGAGAAGTCAAAGAATCCTTTTGCCTACTTTACTCAGATTATACACTATGCTTTTCTTAGACGTATACAAAAGGAAAAGAAGCAGTTAGAAATTAAAACAAAAATTATTGAGAAGTCTGGGTATGATGAAGTGATGACTGTAGATGATAGTTCACTTGCTGGTAGTAGTTCTGATTATAATACTATAAAAGATAACATTACATATAAAAATAATAACAGATGAAAGTTGCGATCATTACTGATCAGCATTTTGGTGCCCGTAAGAGTTCTAAAATACTGCATGATTATTATGGAAAGTTTTACCATGATGTATTTTTTCCATATTTAAAAGAACATAAGATTGATACTGTTATTGATATGGGAGATACATTTGATAACAGAAGAACCATAGATTTATGGGCAATGGATTGGGCAAGAAACAATTATTTTGATATTCTTCGTGACATGGGTGTGACCTTACATTCAATTGTTGGTAATCATACAGCATATTATAAAGATACAAATCAAATCAACACTATTGATTTACTTTTAAAACAATATGATAATATCACTGTTTATTCTGAAGCACAGGAAATAAAAATAGATAACCTTAATATTCTTCTTTTACCTTGGATTAATTCTGAAAATGAAGAAAAAACTTTAGATATAATAAAAAAAAGTAAATGCAAAATTGCAATGGGTCATTTAGAATTAAATGGATTTGTTGCAACTCGTGGTCATATGATGGAAGATGGAATGGATGTAGATGTATATGATAAATTTGATAAAGTGTATTCTGGACACTATCATACAAGATCAGACAATGGAAAAATCTATTACTTAGGAAATCCTTATGAGATGTTCTGGAATGATGTGAATGATGCTAGAGGATTTCATATTTTTGATACAGAAACAACAGAGCATACACCCGTGGATAATCCTTATAGGATGTTCTATAATGTTTACTATGAAGATACTCCACATCAGTTGTTTGATGCAAGTGAGTATAAAGATAAGATAGTAAAGGTAATAGTTCGCAAAAAAACAGAACAGAAAAAGTTTGAAAAGTTTCTTGATAAATTATATTCTATTGGTGTTCATGAGTTAAAGATTGTAGAGAATTTTGCGATACAGGAGAGCGAAGAGTTTGAAGTAGAGGAAACTGAGAATACAATTTCAATTTTGAATAGATATATTGATGAGAGTGATATGGATTGTGATAAATCCGTAGTTAAAGGTATTTTACAGAAGATATATTCCGAAGCCTGTGAGGTAGAGTAGTGTTTATCTTAGCAAG